CATTGCTTCTTTCCACTGCTCAAATATACGCCAATCTGTTGTTTCAAAATTTATTGTAATACGAACCTTTGTCGTATTTGGATTAAGTCTATCAAAAACTACCTTATTAAACTCACCATATTGACCATAGGCATATCTGCGTTTTTGGTCTGGATATAATTCATCTGCCGTAAATAATAATTGATCACGATTATCACCTGGTGATAATTCACCTAATAGAAATTTATCGTTTGTATAATATTTTCGACCACTATATTTCCACATCCTCTTTTGCCATGGATCTGTTAATACGATACGATCAATATAATCAATTACAGAACCATCACTTTGTAATAGTTTGCTTGACAATCTAGTTTCATTATCATATTCTTCAACAGTAACGTATGCTGTCTCACTAACTCCAGAAGCAGGTCCTGAATTTAGAAAATTTTCAAGGCTTAGACGAGATCTATTTTGTATATAGTTTTTAGGTTCTGTTCGATCTCGTGGATTTACCAACTCTTGAACTGGTACAAAACTTGTGATACCATTTCCAATATAACAACTAAACATAGCTCTTACACCCTCTACTCCATAAACACCTCCTTTAATCAACCACTCGATATCAGTCAAATCAATATCTTGATAAGCTTTAACTACATGTGATCCACCTCTCGACTCAAACTTATATTTTGTACGAGTAAAGTAACTTGCATTATTTTGAAGCAAATCTTTAGTCATATCAAATTTTGATATTACACCAGCATCTATTTGATAAGGCCTTGGATGTAACATATCAATAGTGTATCCAAATCTATCCACTCGATGAGGTTGAATAAAATCTTCTGATGGATTTTTACTAAAAGCTCTAACTGTTAATTCGTTATTAGAAGCCTCCCAATCTGTAGTACCATCTACTCCATATGGATTTTTAACTAAATTTCTATAAAAGAAAGCGTCAAAGTCTAAATTTAAAACCTCTATTGTTATTGGTTCTGATGTTGTTGTTCCAATATCGTTAGTTATCTCACAAGTATAAGTTCCCGCATGAAATGGTTGAATATTTTCAAATATTAAACTACCTTGATTGATGGTTATGGACGAGTATAGTGTATCAACAATATCACCTGTGGTTACCATTTCACCATCTTTTTTCCACTTATAAACTAATGCGGTTTTTGATGGTATTATTTTTGGTATACCATTTTCAATATTGAGTACGGAAGGTTGTTCAGCATCTATGCTAAGAGTAAAACTAGTTCCTAAATTTATTTTTACAGTACCATCTGGAAAGAGATACATTGAATCACCAGTTGCATCTGCCACCTCATAAGGTTTTATTGTTGGTTGCGATGCTTCTGTTATTGGTCTTACAATTTCAGGTGGTCTGTTTATTATAACTGGAAGTAGATCGTATACGGTTTGATTCTCATCAGTTGTTGACAAGTCTACAAACGAAATACTTTGCGACGTTTTAGCCGAAAAGTTGTCGTTTAAATCTCCTATTAATGTTTGATCTGGATATCTCATTAACCTCTAGTAACTTTAAAAATCCACTTTTCATCGTAGACTTGGTAAGATGTAGATCCTGAATTTGGAATCTTTAACATAAGTCTATAATACCTCTCAGGTTGAAAGCTATCTAAGTGTAATTTTATATAGTTGCTAGTTGCGTCATCACTAAGCTTAGTGTAATCACTAAAATCAATCATAACATCATCGCTATGAGCACTATATATAGCGTATTGTGTGCCTTGAGGTAATCTGTATCTGCTTAAATATCCTGATGAGGTTGCCCATGTGTCTACTGGATATTTGTATCTTGCTGACAATCTGATTAATGGAGTTGAGTTTTCACTATAATTAGATCTCAAATTTACCGAAATTAGACTAATATCTTGTGTGACATCGATAAGTGGTAATGTATTTGTATTAACACTATCATCATACTTTGCTTCAATTACTGGCAAGTATATTGTGTGCGTATCTTTACTAAAGAATTTTAAGCTTGTAAAAGTTGTTGAAGAAGCTTCATCAGTGTCACTCTTTTTTAGGATTAATCCATTAAACGTAAAAGAACTTGATTGAATACCACGTACAATAGTTGTGATATCCATATCCAAATCAGATGTGGTATAGCTGTAAGATTGTGAAGCTGCGCTTGATGTATACCATGTTCCACCACCCTTAACCGTAGCCCATGATGCTGTCACATTAGCACCATAAGATCCTGTTCTCCACGCTGTCGATAAATCGGTACTTGTATTTCTATAAGTCCAACTCACCCCATCAGTTGTTTCTGGTACATTACCAAAACGACCTACTCCCATACTCCAACTATCACTCACAGGATAGCAATATAAACTATAGTCAGCTGGTATTTCATTAGCTTCTGCTACATACATTTTTAAGTTGTATCTGAATAGATTTGGATTATATCCAAGACTAACAATACTAGCTGATATTGCTGGGTAATCAAAGTTTAATAAAATTCTGGAATTGTAGCTTCCTGTGCCAACAACTGTTTTGTTAATTTCGAGCATAGCATCCAACCCAGTATTCCTTTCAGCATACTGCTCGTATATAGTTGTGTCTTTTGTTGGATAATATCTTAATATCATAATTAGAATGTTACTATGCGTCCTTTTATATCGTTATTTGGATACTTGATCTCAAAAATAGCTGGATCAAGACTTGGGTAAATAATCCCACTACGAGTTGCTTCCTCTACACTATAAACAATGTTACTATAACCACTCAACTCATCATTCAAGTTTTTTATTTTAATATTTGTTACCGTTTGTACACCAGTAACTCTTAGAAGTACATTAAAAATATCACTATATACAATTGGTTCATTGATTTGCCATCTATCAATATTAAAGAAATCTTTAACCTTTTCTACACAACCTAACAATACTTCATTAGCATTATAGTTTGGTAATGGAATAATATCAAAATCAATACCAATATTGATAATATAAGCGTTTCTAAAGTTTATACTATCAGTCAGCATTCTATATTGACCTAGGTATGTTTTTAAATTTTCTTTGATCGCTCTATTAACTGTTGTTAGATTTTTATTAACATCATATCCAAGCATATACATATTCATAGCCATTGGATTTGACACAGTATCTGCTACTTCTGAACTTTGTATATTATTTTGCTCATCTGGTGTTATATAAACCTTAGCTACACTACCATATATATTTGGCATTGCATAAGCTCTGACAATATAATCTTCCTTTGTTACTGCACGATTTTGAGATGATAGTTGTGCTAACGCATTTTGTCTAACTTCATCTAACGTCTCTGCACCTCTACCACCACTTGCTGCAATTGGATTATTAACTGCTATTGAATTTATTATAGTATTATTTAACGTATCATTTCCAGATGGTAAGTTTGTTCCTGATGTATCAATACTAGTAATATCAGTTATTGTATTACTTGGTACATTTGAAGAAATTCCACCACCTACTAAATAAGTCACAGTTAGTGTTGTATTTGATGGAGCGACTCCATAAGCTTGAGTGAATACTGGAGCTGCTGGATCTATCGATGTATCAATGTTATCCTTACCAGTTGGTAAAGCTAAACCAATATTCTCAGGTGTAGCTAGTAATTCCTCATCTACGTAAGAACTTACTCCCGATCCAAATTGCACCTCAATTCCATACTCAGTTACTCGAGTTATAAATCTTTTTGGTACTCTTTTTAATTTTAAAAGGTATGGTGTATCAGTACTATAAACTGCAGCATCTGGATCATTTAATGCTGTATTTTGAACTCTCTCAAAAATAGTATCTTGAGCTAAGTAAGGTACTTCATACCAAGTATTACCATCTGCATCAACGATAGATTCGATTGCTATTAGGTTTGTATCTTGTACTTGAAATTTAAAGAATTTAGTTACTGAATCAACTTGCACAGTCATTGTTTTTGGTTGTGCGGAAATTGCTTTAACAGTCTTTTTTGCTAAATAGTAATTCTCTGCTCCAGTCCCATCAATGCTATAAACTGATATTGTTGTAGGATCAAAAGCGTTATTAATTGAAAAATCAACTTTATTTTGAACTATAAACTCAATAGCACCAACTGAACTTCTAACCATCATTCCTGGCTCTATATTAATAGCGTATCTCATATCGGGTACTGTTGATGTTCCAGTTGCCGATGCTGGAAGTAGTTGAAATACATCTAAATCAACGATTGATGGAACACTAATTTTTGGTTTGTATCCCATTGCTGCTGCAATTGACATCACACTACGAGTTTCAGTCGCATGAAGCAACATACCTTCTTTAAATTGTGAATCTATATAATAGTTGAGAACATCCCCAACATAAGCAGCCATTTCAACAAACATCATTCCTGGTGATGCTTCGTTGAAGTCGTTATAAGTATTTGGATAATATGTTCTAGCAAAGTCAATTAGACCCTTCTTTAAAGAGTCAAAATCTCT